TTATTGTGTTGTGCACTAGCGCGATGTATCGATGGCACTTCCGTCGATCAACTTCCCCAGTACGAGCGTTATTACTACGAGCTGTTCAAACAGACTAATAAAGGAGATGATTAAGAATTACTTACCTCTTTATTACAACACATGTCTGAAGCCAAATTAGCTGACTTATTCGATAAGAATGTAAGTTGTCAGTAACATTTGTCCAGTTTCGTAGAATTTTATCCCAAACATACTATGGATTTCTTTATGGAATGTAGATTTGATGTGGATAAAACCGAGGCTTTCCTCGATGGTCACCTTAGATTTGGTGACGTCAATCACCCATATATGCCATCACATGCCCTAGCTGAACTTTGGGATGTGCATCGATATATTTTGAATATACCCTTAGTAGAGGCAATGGGAATTGATTTTGAACCGCTGTATGACAACGATAAAAATCTTGGTGTTGAACACTCCTATGGGCAATATAATGCTGAATTAGAAAAATTATTCTGCCACATATGGTACCATTCAACAATATACAATTCTTGTTACACCAACTATTATCGCCCAGACTTTACAGCTGCATAATGCGATGCCTTAGAATTTGGACATGAAATCAGTGATATTTTGCGTTCTATGGCATACTTCCTCATAACTTGTGAAATGGGCGGCTGCAAACCGTCTTATTATTTATGGCATAAGAAAACTTTGCCCTTGGGCCATGAATTTTCTTAATTCCAGACCAATCAGTGTAAACCTAACACTTGTGAGGCTCATGAATTTCAAATGCAACATCTCAATAAGTTGCTTCAAACCACAAGTTTGCACAAATTTCCCTACTATATGTACAATCTCCACCAACAATACGAACATGAAAACGGCTACGTCTCTTATCCAGAACGAAATTTGCTAGCCCTTGAGTTAAATGTACTTTTAGTATAATTTAAACCCAGTTGTCGTAGAGAGCTCATGGATTCCGAGAATGAGTTCATAGATGAGGAAGATTAAGATACCGATTCGATCTCTAGTGGCGACCGTTCATCGGGAGCAGGCACTGATAAGGATTAAGTTGAAGAAGAAGAATCTAGTTAGCAATAAGAACATTATACTGAATAATCTGAACTAGATGAAGAAGAATAATAGTTTGAAGAAGAAGAAGAGCAATAGGGCGAACAATAGCACTATCGTGATATGCTAGATATGGATTCTTTATAGCGATCATCTTAACATTCAACTCGCGGTACCGGTGGTAAAGTGGAGGCTAAGGCTAATTAATAAATAACCAAGTTTATACACGCACAAGGTGGTGTTAAACAGTCAATAATTTCTGTTGCTCATCTCTTAGATCCGAATCACGATTCCATGAGAGACAAAGAAACTGCTATGAACTTAGCAAATGTTATTTATGGACACTATTTAGCCGTTGATGGTCAAATTGATATTCCATCTTACGTAACCAAGTTTTCTCAGAAGATAACCGTTGGTACGTCAAAATCCTTTGCATTTTCCACCAATGAAACTGAAATATATGCCTGCATGTGTGTAGCCTTTTTTGTCAATGATCAAACTGATTTCGACTATAAAAGATATGTAGAGTCCTACGTTAAACTGTATAGTAAAGACTAACCGGCATTCCCGGCTGGAGTTTCCGACTTCGATGAATTAGTCATTGCGGTCTACTCTACTATATCTAAAGCAAGGAAAATGAATCTGATTTTATATTTCATATTCCTGTTTGTGTCGGCCTTGAAACCAAAAGTTGGCATAACCTTTAAAACACTAAATGCTACCATCCC